GCAACCATATCAAGTGACTCCAGGTATGGTATATTATCCAAGTCTGGACCTGATGCGAAGTCCATGTTCACAGATAAGGTGGTACCCATATCGGTTAATTACCCCTTCTTTTTCAAACCGACCCAGGACGGAATGGACCGTCCAAAGACCGAACTTGCCTACCGTGTCCCAGCCACCAAATATACCCGTCGTAAACTTACCTCCACCTCCACCACCACCGACGAAGCCTTACAGGATCTCAAGGGACTGGACACCACCATCGACTGGAAGAATACAGGTGATAACTCCTACGATGGGGAGAAACTCAAACTCCTCGTACACGACGAGTCCGGGAAGTGGGAGCGTCCGAACAACATCCTCAACAACTGGAGGGTCACGAAAACCACATTAAGACTAGGTAGTAGAATAGTTGGAAAATGCATGATGGGCTCAACATCAAACGCATTAGATAAAGGTGGTGACAACTTTAAAAAGTTATACTATGATTCAGATGTTACAAAAAGAAACCGCAATGGACAGACTCGCTCAGGACTATATAGTTTGTTCATACCTATGGAATGGAACTACGAGGGATACATTGATTCTTATGGATTACCTGTATTCCAAGATCCAAGAGAAAAAGTTTTTGGACCACATGGAGATGAAATTAAAAATGGAGTAATTGATTATTGGAATAATGAGGTTGAGGGATTAAAAAATGATCAAGACGCTTTAAACGAGTTTTATAGACAGTTTCCACGAACAGAGCAACACGCTTTTAGAGATGAAACAAAACAAAGTTTATTCAACTTAACAAAAATATACGAGCAAATAGATTACAACGAAGAAATCAAAATGTCTGGTCTTGTAACAAAAGGTAGTTTTCAATGGCGTAGTGGTATAAAAGATACAACTGTAGAGTTTATGCCAAACAACAACGGTAGGTTTAAAATTAGTTGGATACCTGATGTTAACATGCAAAACAGCATAATAGTTAAAAATGGTGTTAAGTTTCCTGGCAATGAGCACGTTGGTGCTTTTGGTTGTGATAGTTATGATATATCAGGTACGGTTGATAGATTAGGGTCTAATGGAGCTTTACATGGTGTTACTAAATTTAGTATGGAAAATGCTCCACCTAATAGGATATTTTTAGAATATGTAGCTAGACCACAAACAGCTGAAATATTTTTTGAAGATGTTTTAATGGCGTTAGTATTTTATGGTATGCCAATATTGTGCGAAAATAACAAACCTAGATTATTATATTATTTAAAACGTCGTGGTTATAGAGGTTATTCAATGAATAGACCTGATAAAGTTTGGAATAAATTATCAGTTACTGAAAAAGAAATAGGTGGTATACCTAATTCAAGTGAAGATATTAAGCAGTCTCATGCAGCTGCTATAGAAAGTTATATTGAAAATTACATAGGACAAAAGGGTGATAGTTATGGTGATATGTATTTTCAAAGAACACTAGAAGACTGGGCTAAATTTGATATTAATAATAGAACTAAATTTGATGCATCAATAAGTTCTGGTTTAGCTTTAATGGCATGTAATAAAAACCTATATAAACCAATTCAAGAACGAACAATAAAATCAATAGATCTTGGTATTAAAAGATATAACAATAAAGGTATAAGATCACAAATAATTTAAAGATGATTAAAAAAGGTATTAAAACCTATTTCCCTAGTCAAGCTGTTAGCGATGTAGAGAAGATGAGTTTAGAATATGGCGCTAAAGTTGGCTCAGCTATAGAACATGAGTGGTTTGGCAACAATAATAATTCTAATAGATACAATACTTATAGACAATCATTTCACTCGTTAAGATTATATTCAAGAGGTGAGCAGTCTATTAAAAAATATAAAGATGAATTATCAGTTAATGGTGATTTATCATATCTTAATTTAGACTGGAAGCCTGTTCCTATAATACCTAAGTTTGTAGATATAGTTGTAAATGGTATGGCTGATAGATCATACGATATAAAAGCATACTCACAAGATCCTGCTGCTATAAAAGAAAGAACTGATTATGTTACCAATATAGTGTCAGATATGCAGGCTAAAGGTTTTAATGATCAAGTATCTCAACAGTTTGGTATTGACATGTATAAAACAGATCAGTCAAAACTACCTCAATCAAACGAAGAACTACAGCTTCACATGCAGCTTGATTATAAGCAAAGTATAGAAATAGCAGAAGAAGAAGCTATTAATAGTGTTTTTGACAAAAACAAATACGAATATTTATCTAAAAGAGTTAATAACGATTTAGTTGTTTTAGGTGTAGGTGCTTTAAAAAATTCTTTTAATAAATCAGAGGGTATTAAAGTAGAGTACGTTGATCCAGCTGATTTAGTGTATTCTTATACTGATTCACCTTATTTTGATGATATATATTACGTTGGTGAAGTAAAACAAGTTTATGCTAATGAACTTAAAAAACAGTTTCCAGAATTAACAGAAGAAGAATTAAAAGAATATACGGATAAAAGCAGTAAATATAGAGATAACTCTAGTTTTAATAAAAAAGAAGATGACAATAACTCTATAAGTGTTTTGTATTTTGAATATAAAACATATATGAGTGAAGTTTATAAAGTAAAAAATACTGCTACTGGTGGTAAAAGAGCTATTAAAAAAAATAGTAATTTTAATCCTCCTAAAAATGAAGATTTTGAAAAAGTTGAAAGAATTATAGAAGTTGTATACGAAGGTGTTAAAATATTAGGTACTGGTAGTGATAAAATTCTTAAATGGGAATTAAAAAAGAATATGATAAGACCTAAAGCTGACACTACAAAAGCAGTTATGAGTTATAGTATTTGCGCGCCTAAAATGTACGAAGGAAGAATAGAATCATTAGTAGGTCGTATTACTGGTTTTGCTGACATGATTCAGTTGACTCATTTAAAACTGCAACAAGTCATGTCTAAAATGGTGCCAGATGGTGTTTATTTAGATGCTGATGCTTTAGCTGAAATAGATTTAGGTAATGGTACTAATTATAATCCTGCAGAAGCTTTAAATATGTTTTTCCAAACAGGTTCTGTTATTGGTAGATCAATGACACAAGATGGTGACATGAACAGGGGTAATAGACCAATACAAGAATTAAACACTAGCGCTAAAGGTGGTAAAATACAAAGCTTAATACAAGCTTATAATTATTACTTACAAATGATGAGAGATGTAACTGGATTAAATGAAGCTAGAGATGGTAGTATGCCAGATAAAGACGCGTTAGTTGGTATACAAAAAATGGCTGCTGCTAATAGCAACACAGCAACAAGACATTTATTACAGTCTAGTTTGTATATAACACTTTCTACAGCAGAGTGTATTGCTATGAGAATATCTGATGTTATAGAGTATTCGCCAACAAAAGAATCATTTATTAAATCATTAGGTAAGTTTAATGTAGGTACTTTAGAAGAAATGGCTAGTCTACATTTACATGATTTTGGTATATTTTTAGAATTAGCACCTGATGAAGAAGAAAAAGCTAGATTAGAAAATAATATTCAAATGGCTTTACAGCAAAATAGTATAAACTTAGAAGATGCTATTGATATACGTGAAGTTAGAAATATAAAATTAGCTAATCAATTATTAAAAATAAGAAGAAAAGCTAAGCAAGCTTTAGATCAACAAATAGCACAACAAAACATACAACAACAAGCGCAGGCTAATGCGGCTGCTTCAGAAAAAGCTACTGCCGCAGAAATGCAAAAAGCTCAAGCTTTAGCTCAAACAGAATCTCAGATGTTACAAGTTAAATCTCAATTAGACATGCAAAAAATGGAAAGAGAAGCTCAACTTAAAAAAGAATTAATGCAAATAGAGTTTCAAATGAACATGCAATTAAGACAAGCTGAGTCAGATACTCTTAAACAAAGAGAATCTCAAAAAGAAGATCGTAAAGATCAAAGAACTAAGATACAAGCAACTCAACAAAGTGAGATGATTGATCAAAGAAAAGAAAACAAAGGACCTAAAAATTTTGAATCTGCAGGATTTGATAATTTAGGAGGTTTTGGCCTAGAACAATTTGAACCTAGGTAATTTACTAATTATATAATATTATATCATGGAAAACACTGAAAAACAAGAAGAAGTTATTCAAGAGGTAAAAACAGAAGAAACACCTGTAACCACTTCTAATGAAGAACAAACACAAGAAGAAGCACCTAAAATACAAGCTAGAGTAGTTGAAGAAGGTGGAGATTTTAAAGTTAAATTAAAAAAGAAAAATGAGCCCGTTCAAGAGCAAAGCACAGATGAAGTATCTGTTCGCGACAAATCCGAAGCTAGCAAAGAAGTTTCTGAAGAAAACAAGCAAGAAGAAGTTAAAGAGCTTACCAAAGAAGAAGAAAAAGAAGAGGTAGTTCTTGAAGAGGTAAAAGAAGAAGAAATACAACAACAAGTTGTAGAAGAAAAAATTGAAGAACCTGTAGCGCAACCACAACCTGAACCGCAAGCGGTTGTACCAGAAAACTTACAAGATTTAGTTAAGTTTATGGAAGATACAGGTGGAAGTCTAGAAGATTATGCTAGACTAAACGCGGATTATTCTAATATAGACGATAACGCGTTGTTATTAGAATATTATAAAAATACTAAACCTCATTTAAATATGGAAGAAATAAACTTCTTAGTTGAAGATACATTCCAATTTGACGAGGAACTTGATGAGCCAAGAGATATTAAAAAGAAAAAATTGGCTTTCAAAGAAGAAATTGTAAAAGCTCGAAAGCATCTTACTGGCCTGAAGGATCAGTATTATAAAGAAGTCAAGTTGGGTTCTAAGTTGACCAGCGAGCAG